GTCCAAAATTACCGGTATTCCCAAGTTGGACGACGCAAACAAGGCTGGCACAGCACAATCAAGTAAATGTACTCTCATTGTGACGGAGGGTGATTCAGCGAAGACCCTGGCGGTTGCGGGTCTTTCGGTGGTTGGTCGGGATCACTACGGTGTATTCCCACTCCGCGGTAAGTGTAAGAATGTTCGAGATGCTTCGGTGGCACAACTTACATCAAACCAAGAGTTCAATGATCTCAAGAAGATTTTGGGTCTTCAACAAGGCAAAGAATACACAGATGTTTCCGAACTTCGCTATGGTCGTCTTATGATTATGACCGATGCGGATAATGATGGTTCCCATATCAAGGGTCTCATTCTCAATATGATTCATTATTTCTGGCCTTCCCTGTTAAAGTTGGGTTTCGTTGTTTCTATGGTGACACCAATTATCAAGGCTTCCAAAGGTGGTCAAACAAAATCTTTCTACACAGATTCCACCTTCAGAGCCTGGTATGGTAATGGCCAACCCGGTTGGAAGATCAAATACTACAAGGGTTTGGGTACCTCAACTTCTGCGGAAGCTCGAGAGTATTTCAAAAAGATTCAGGATCTTACAGTCAAGTTTGACATGGATATTATGACAGACAAATCAATTGTTCTTGCCTTTGACAAAAAGAAGGCTGATGACAGAAAGTCTTGGCTTCTCGAAAGCACCGCTAAAAACCCAAAAGAATTGGAAGTTCCATATGGTAATGTTAAAAATTTGAGCATCTCAAACTTTGTTCACAAGGATCTTGTCAATTTCAGCTTGGCAGACTTGAAGCGTTCTATTGCTCACATGGCAGATGGTCTCAAACCTTCACAGAGAAAGGTCATCTATTCTTGCTTCCAAAAGAACCTCAAAGATGAAATGAAGGTTGCACAGTTGGCGGCGTATGTTGCAGATAAGTCGGCTTATCACCACGGTGAAGTGTCTCTCGCAGACACAATTGTGAAGCTGGCAAATGATTACATGGGTTCAAACAATATCAACCTTTTAGAACCTTGTGGTCAATTTGGTACTCGTCTCATGGGTGGCAAAGACGCTTCTCAAACGAGGTACATTTTCACAAAACTTTCAAAGGAGACGCGAAAACTCTTTGATCCAAGAGACGATCCAATTCTCAATTATTTGGACGATGATGGACGCTCCATTGAACCAGACTTCTATATGCCAACTCTTCCAATGGTTCTCGTGAATGGAACGGAAGGTATTGGTACAGGTTTCAGTTGCTACGTTCCACCATTCAACCCAAAGGATATCAAGGAGAATATTGGGAGAGCTTTGAGTGGTATGTCTCTCAAGGAAATGACACCATGGTTCCGAGGATTTAAGGGTAAAGTGTTCAAAGAAGATGGTACTTGGATTACCGAAGGTGTTTGGAGAGATACCGGTTCAAGACTTAAGATTACCGAGCTTCCACCTGGTCGATGGACCCAAGACTACAAGGAGTACCTCGACACCCTCGTGGAAAAGAAGGTTATTACAAACTTTACAAACAACTCAACAACCGAAGATGTTGATTTTGAAATCTTTGGTTATTCAGGTAAAGATATGATCAAGGATCTCAAACTGAGAAAGTCTTTCCACACATCAAACATGCATCTCTTCCACCCAATGAAAGGGATTTACAAGTACTCAAGCCCCGAAGAAATCCTCACAGACTTTGTGAAACTTCGCCTTGATCACTACATCAAGAGAAAGGAGCATCTCATCAAGGTACTTGAAGTCAGATCCAAGATGTGTGGATACAAATCAAAGTTTGTGACAATGGTCATCGAAGGACAAATTATAGTGTTCAAGCGTAAGAAAGATGATCTTGAAAGACAACTTTCTCAAATTTTCCCCAAAATCAATGGTACATATGACTATCTTCTCAATATCAAAACAGTTCAGTATACCGAAGAATGTGTCAGGGAATTGCTCAAGGAATCAAAGCAGGCTAGGGAAGAACTTGAAATTATGAAAAATACATCACACATTGATATGTGGAAAACGGATATTAAAAATATGTAAGCAATAGTAGGTATGGGTGAAGCTGCGAAAATTTCGCTCAAAGCACTTGGAAAGCAAGATACTTATTTGCTTTCTAAAGATCCAGAAGAATCTTTCTTTAATTATACCCTTGATAAAAGGCATTCCGATTTTAGGAAATATCATAGAAGTAAAAATGTCGTAAATCCGGGTAACGTAACTAATTGGCCATTTGGACAAACCATAAAAGTTCAGTTCAACCCTAGAAATATGGGAGATTTGTTAAGTAATATGTATTTAAGTTTAACATTACCTGGTTTAAATGTTAATGAAAATTACGCGGATCAGGTAGGAAGACATATACTTAAAAGTATAACAATGTATGTGGACGATCTAGAAGTTGAGAAAATACACGATGATTGGGGGATTATATACGACGAACTTTATCTAGAAATGTCAGAAAAAGTAGCAAATAGATTTCTTGTAAATAGAAACCTTGGATACGACGATTCAACCCTTAGTGCATATGAAAGCACAGCTAGATATGATGCAGATGTCGTGATACCACTTCACTTTTTCTTTTCTAGAAAATATTCAAGTGACGAGTATTCTTCTAATCAACCAAACAGACCATTCTTTCCGGTGTGCTCAGTATATAAGCAAAAAATTGAGTTTGAATTAGAATTTCATAAACAAACATTCTTTACCAATACAACAAATACATTAGAACTTCAATCATTCAATTTAATTACAGAAGAAATTACAATAAACCCGGAAGAAAGAATATACATGATGAAAGAACGACAATTATTGATAACCGATATTGTTAAAAAACATCCATCTATTGTTACGGTAAATAACGAGAAGATAATAAAAAACAATCTTGTACCCAATATACCTGTAAAATGTATTCATTGGTTTTTGAGAAATACAATTTTTGAAAATGAAGATCTTATAAAAGAAGAGGGTGAAACAGACGATGATAAATTTTATATTCACAATAGATACAATTTTTCATCTAATGTTAATTTTTCCGAAACGTATACATTTTATGCACCGGTAATGAAAAATGCCACTTTTTTTATAAATGGCAATAAACTCCCAAATGTAACAAAAACTGATCACACGTATTACAAATATTTAATGCCATTCCAAAAAAGATTATCAAGACCTATTAGAAATATATATACTTACAGTTTCTCGATGAATCCGGTAAACGTAGAACCATCGGGAAGTGTGGATTTTAGTCAAATACAATCTGAAAAAACTAACATTGAAATTGAACTTGATACAGAAAAAATTGATATATCAAGTGATACATTTACATTGCACATGTATTACACTGGATATCAAACATTTGTTTTTAGCAATGGATTTATGTCACTTGCTTATTAAACAACTTTTCTTTGTTTTGACTGATGTAGTCTATAATTTTATTCTTAATACACCATTTGATGAAATTCAATTGAGCCAATGTCGTATGAATTTCATCTGATGTACCTGGAACTGTATATGCAAACTTTTTTGATCTACAAAAAGGATCAAAAAGTTTTTTACTGTATCCATCTAAACTTGATTTATATGCGCAATGAACGGTAAATAACTTCCCGTCACACGTTTTATAAGAAGTTTGGTTCTTTTTAGCGTAATTCGTGATAAACCATTCCAAATTTCGGAGAGAAATTCCACCGGTTTTTCCTAAAATGTCTAGTAATATAGTTCTATTCTTCTCGACGTCGTAAAAATTATTGATTGAATTTAGTAGAATATCGTTTTTGTTCATTACTACATTATATACCTAAATCTATAAGCCCATTTGATGTTTGACAACAACCCGGACATCCTTCTACAAACATTTGTTCGGGTCCATGATTATGAAGACTTGAATTTGACATAACACGTTGACCAATTCTATTACCCTGGGTAATGTGATGACGACAATAACCATTTTCTACAGCTTTAAAACTGCACCTGTCTCCACTTGATTTTGTACCTTTACAAATTGTAGAACTATAACTAACTGGAATATCTTTTAACAAGATTTCTAAAGGAATTTGGTGCTTCTTTGAAATCATTGTAGCGTATTCATTTATAATAGCATTTACACGATCTTCCAATTCTTCATCAAAAAGTTTTGTTATTTTATCATGGAGCGACATCCTTGTTCATACCTTGGTCGTAATTTTTAAATAAGTCTTCAACCGATTCTTCCTTTTTCATTCTAGCCTCCTTAAGGCGAGACCTCAGAATGGCAAGGGTTCCTGTTTCTTCTAAACCAAGACGCTTACATTCGGCAATGAGATCATCTTTCTTCATGGTACTCAAAGCTGGTTCTCTCTTTGGTTTTGGTGGTTTGTGTTGATTAATGATTTCACCAAAAATTTCCTCCTTGACATTCTCATACAATGGATCTAACAAGTCACACACTGGATTCAAGAATTTGTTGAGGAAATAATAGTGATAATCAACAGGTACGCCATGCTCCTCTACATATTTTGGATCTTCGGCTTTTTCGTACGCTTTAGCTTTGGGATCTTGAGTTTTTGTGAGAAGATAAGGAACCCGATCACCAGATTGTGGTTCAGATCCAGGCTTTCTTTGGCGCATCTTCGTAACAACTTGGACATGCGATTGATTGATATTAACACTTTCAGAACTCGTAACAGACACGTTTTTGCCAGCAACCTTGTACGTATCCGCCAAAGATTGGCTCAAAACCAGTTTTTCGTTGGGAACATCACCAGACAAAAGCTCAATCGCCCGTTCCTTGGCAAGCTCTTTGGGTGGTCCAGGGTCACTTGACGTTAGAACTACATCAAGGAGTTCTTTGCATACTTCACGGACGTGTGGTGTATTGTCTCTTCGCACAAGTTGGAGACCTTTCACATCAATGTAGTCCATGTGCATCTTATCGTCCTTTCCTTTTGTCCAAAGTTTAGCAGCATAACGCTTCTTACTGTAGAGGAAATACGGCCAATAAACCTTTTCAAGTTCCAAGTTGTTCGGCTTCTTGAAGAGGGCACTACATTCTTCCGCGGCTCTCTCACCAACTTCCCAACTGTAGGCAATGGCCTCTTCACCCTTGCGATCTCCAACATCAAATTCAACCATGACTGAATCAGTATCACCATACCGCACTTTCGATCCAGGAAAGTTCTTTTCAACATAGTTCTTCGTCTCTTCAATCATTGCGCGACCTTTTGAGGTCGTAGTAGAAGCGATTGGAACACATGGAAGGATACCCTTACCAGCTCCAGTGAAACCATAGACAGAGTTCATTGAAATTTTGTAGGCCAACTGCTTACCATTATAGACTTCCTTCATAAACCCAGTAGCTGCTGCCATATCTTTTTTGGCTTGCTTACGGAACTGCTTCAGTTCAAGAAGAATTGCTGGTAAAAGACTTGGTACATCTTGAGCAAATTTGTAAGTGCGATCGGCAATCTTGAATGTTTCATAGGTAATTCCCGGTACATTTCCATAGCGCTTTTCATCCATAACATACGAAGAATAGCACAAGTTATGAGCCATCATAATTGATGGATACAGTGATTCAAAATCAAGGGCTGTAATGGGTGTGTAGTATGCACCCTTTTGTGCTTCCAAAACTGTCGCACCTTCATAAGGTTCTTCGGGAATGGCGCCATAGCGAATGGTTGGAACCATAAAACCCAGTTCCCTAGCCTTCTTTGTCAACTGCGAGAACACCTTGATTTGTTGTCCACGCTCCACAAGGAATGGGACCGGAACCCATGTCGCCTTTGCCATCTCGACAAGATTTAGGAGTGTACAAAGTTTTTTCATAAGCCTGTGGGGGAGTAGTGTATCCTTAATGCAATACTCGGCAACTTCTCGCAATTTCACCGGATCTTCTTCAACAAATCTTGCAAACATCTCCTTGGGTGCCATATCGATTTTCTGATCTCCAAGGTATAACTTTGATACATTGTCCAATTTATAGCTATCAAGTTTGTACCCCTTCTTAATTTCATGGAACAAATCGAAAATGAAACGCCCAGGCATTGGGAGAAGTTTAAGAAGATTGTCTCCAAGAGCACTTGAAGAGAGCTTTTTAATTGTGAGTTCAGAAACGGTGTCTTTCAACTTACCTAGATTGAAAAATTTATGATGACACTTGTTTATTTGTCCACGCTTGTAAATATATTCCATATCAAAACCAAAAATATTCCAACCGGTGATGATATCTACATCTTTTTCATGAAGATACTTCTGAAAAGCTTCCAGCATTTCTTTCTCAGTTGAAAAACTTACAATATTAGAACCTTCCAGGTTTGGATCTGTATTTTTGTAACACAGGCAGGTTTTATCATACGGTTCATCGGACCCAAACTTACAAAGTGAGATTGCAATCTGGAAACAAGCATCACCGAGAATGTTAGCATCTGGAAATTTACCCGTAGAACTGTTACATTCAATATCTACAGAAGCCACAACAAATGGTGCTATATCGTCACGCAGTACAGGCTTAAGGGTAGTCCAGTCATTACAGAATAGATCAATATCCACGTGTGCTAGGTGAGAACGAATACACTTGTCACCTGTATCAAGCCAACCAGTAGACTGAATACCAGTGCGATGCATTAAGCGTAATACAGGATCAAGATTTGATTCGTAAACTTTCACGTTATTTACACCAAAAATATTGAATAATTCTGGTGTACGGTTTAGAGGCTTTCTCAAGAAAGAATCCACAAGTCTTCTTGCTTGAAGATTCTTGAAGTTAAGTTTCATGAATACAAACTCTTGATTGTTTTGAAATCCCCAGACATCTTTGGATTTCATAAGAGAATATTCAACCAAAGAATCTTTACAAGTTTCATCAAGAATATCATAAATTCTCTTAACATCAGCGGGTTTAATATTATCCGGTAACTTGATAAAAAAATAAGGAATGAAAGCCGTTGTGACACACACTGACTTTCCATCTTCAGTCTTACCAAAGATACTAATCAAATGCTCCTTGGCATCTTCGTCTTCCGAATCACGAGCCTCCCATGTAAGTGCTTGGAAGACCACCATTTTACTGTTGTGTAAACATCGTCCGAAAATTTTAATATAGTTTATTAGTAAATATGTCAGCCGCTTTGATTGACCTCGTGTCCAAGGGTGCTCAGGATGTGTACATTACTGGTCAACCCCAGGTCAGCTTTTTCCGACAAAACTACAAACGACACACCAACTTTTCTATGCGTCCAGAACGCGTCGACTACATCGGCACTTTTGGTGCTTCTAATGAGATCGTTGTTCCACTTCGCTCCAAGGGTGATCTCTTGAGCTATGTGTGGATTGAAGCTGAGGGTATCGCCACTCCCGGTGGAAACAATGCTATGTTTGATACATCTGCGTCCCAGCCAACCACTTTCCAATTGTGGATTGGTGGTCAAAAGGTGTGCGAACTCGATTCACTTTTCATTCAGGGTGTTCACAATGTGTTGTACAACGACAACTCTGCCAAGGCGTCCATGGCTTACACCGTAGAGACTACACAAGACAATTCAAAGGGTGATCACTTTGTTATTCCATTTTTCTTTGGTCGGGACTGGACCAAGTGCCTTCCATTGGTTGCTCTCCAATACCACGAAGTTGAGCTTCGTATTAAGATCCAAGATCAATATACTATCGCGGGTACCCCAAAGATCTATGCCAACTATATCTACTTGGATACAGATGAACGCAAGTTCTTCACTGACAATGAACATGAATTGTTGATTACTCAAACTCAATACCAACCAGGTACTCAAGCCGACACCGAGTTTGATCTTACTTACTTCAACCACCCCGTAAAGGCTATTCACTTGGTTTCAGGTGCTGCAGTTGGTGGCGTCTGGGATGACAACTATACTTTCGGAACTGCATCCCTTTATATCAACGGTACCGCTATGTTTGAAAATATGTCCAATGTCTATCACCATGATGTTGTACCAGAAATGCATTGTACAGCAATTGGTAATTCTACTCTCGATTATGATTGTGTTTACACATGGCCATTCTGTCTTGAATTGGCTAAGTCTCAACCAAGTGGTTCCCTCAACTTCTCCCGTATTGATAACGCCAAATTGTCGCTTAACGGTGTGAATTCGGCAAGTTCTTCAAGCCCTGCTCGCGTCTATGCGGTCAACTACAATATCCTCCGTATTAAGAACGGTATGGCTGGTGTCGCTTTCGGTAACTAATTTAATTTCACATTTCACAAACAAAAATTTACATACGATTGGTTTAAAAATATCAATGATATGTAAGTTAGGATGGACCTTGTCCCCATTAAACTCATAAAGAACAAAGATGTTCGTAACACCCTCTTAAGAGTAAAA